GCCCGGCTTGTAGAGCATCCAGAACGGGATGCCTGCCTTCTTGGCTTCGTCGATGATAAAGGTCATGTCGCTCGCGCGCTTCCGCATCTCGGTACGGAAGTCGAGACCGCGCTGGGCGTAGAGCTCAGACATGGAGAGGAGGCCCATCTCGACGTCATTGCGGTCGTTCGCCGCGTCTCGGCCACCGTCCACCGTCACGCTCTTCGGGGTCGTCCACGAGACGCTCGCCCATTCAGGGTCATCGGGCAAGTCGCCGTTGGCGATACCCTCGCCGATGATATAGCCCCACGTCGGTTGGCAGAGTTGTTCGATAAGGATGCTCTGGTACTTGCCGAACACCCGCGCGCTCTTCGCCGTGATCAGGCGAACCGAGGCCCCGCCAATCTTGGACGGGTCGTTGACGAACTCGTAGGGCAGGACGCCCTGGCTGATGTCACGCTCCAGCGCCGCGAGGAAGCCCGTGAAGGTCGGGCTAGGGCGGTTCGACGTGAAGGACTGGAAGTCCTCGCCGGGTTCAAGGGCGATGAGTTTCCCGCCCATGCGGGCCGCGATGTTCTCGTAGGACGCACCGGCCCCGAGCTCCGCAGCCATGTCGCCCTCGACGTAGCCGCCCGTCTTCTTGATGACTCGGGTCACGTCGGCGTTGTCCTTGACCGCCAACTTCTCGAGCTCAAGGATGTCCATCTCGTCCTGAATGGAGTTGATGGAGTGCTGGAGCAGAGGCACCCCACGGGCACCCGAGGCGTACTCGTGGTCGACGACGTGCATCATCGACTGCGCCAGGATCTGGCGGTTCGTGCCGTCCGAGCGGTAGACGTTGAAGGCAATCAGTTCGCCGTAAGCGCCGAAGATGCACCCGTCATGCATTCCCTCGGGGGCCGGCACGTCCATCGGGTCGCCCACGCGGTGGGCCTCGATGAGTTGAAGTTTCGGGTCGCCGTTGGCGTTCCGCACCTTGGCCGCGAAGGAGTCGCCGTCCCGGGCCATCGCCCGCATCAGGATTGACTGAACCTGAGCGAACGAAAAGCGGTTCGTGATATCGATGCGCTTGGACTTCTCGGCGAAGTAGGCCTCGTAACGGTCGGCCAGCGCAGGGTCAGCCGCGTGGGACTGGGGCTTGATGCCGTCGCCGACGGTGTACAGGACGAGGTCGTTCAGGATCTGCTTGAACAGGCCGCTGTTACGCTCGGCCCAGCGGCACCGCTTGACCATCGTCAGACGGTCGCTCGGCTTCATGTCCCGGCGCAAGTCCTGGGCGGGGCCGTTGTAGATGCCCCGACGCAGACGGGTCTGCCCGACGCTCTGCCAGCCGCCAAAAGAGGCCGACGGCGTGGGGAGGCCGGCAGGCTTGGCGGCCTCGGCGTCCTTCTTCTTGCGGGGAGTCGTTTTCCGGGGGGGCATAAATTATTCGTCAATCGGGTTGTTCCAGTTCGTCGAGATGACGGAACGCCGCGAGCCGTAGGTCAGGGGGTCGAGTTTGCTCAGGGCCCACATCGCCTCGCTGAGCATCTCCTTCGGGCTCATCGCAAACTGCTTCGTCGCCGACGACCCGCTGTCAGAGTAACTCATCAGGGTCTTGCCCTCGGTAATCATGGCGACCGCCTTGGCCTTGATTGCCAGAAGTTCGTCCTCGGTCAGACCAATGAAGATGCCGGATGCCATTTGATACTGCATCGCAAGGCAACAGGGGGCCGCCGACCCGGTTGTTCCAACCCACGCCCCACGCGTAAGTCCCGGGCCGGCGGTTACCATGAGACAACTACCCGACAACCATGCGTCAAGCGGCATCCACCGGCTCCGCAGCCGTCGCCTCCCCGCGGCTACCGATGCCCCACCGCACCGCCGCCAACAGGCAAAGCAGTTCGCAGTCCCAGGCATGGTTATCCTTCTTGCCCTGCGGCATGATCCACATTGGTTTGCCCGTGCGCTTGTCCTTCACGCGGACTTCGCTCGCCATCATCTCGGCGTAGAAGGGGTCAACGTTCCGGGCAAAGGTATGCAGGCGCCGCACCCGCATCCCGTGGAGCAAGTCCTTCCCCGCAAGGTTCGACCAGGAGATGAGCACCGCCGGCTGACCGGGTAGGCCCGGGACTTGGATGCGCTGCCGCTCGGAGTAAAACCGCCGGGTCGTCTTCCCGTCCCGATCGGTGACCGCGAAGTCCTCGTTACCCGAACCTCGGGCACACTTCCAGCCCCTCCGGGCCGTCTCGCGGTAGACCTCGGTCGTGTTGTCGCCGGAGTCCACAAGCACCATCGCCTTGTGCACCCCGTGCTTTTTGGCAAAGTCCTCGACGCCGCCCCACGTCTCGACCTTGGCGAAGGCATAGAGGCGGCTATGCCCAGACCTCGCCCAGCTGCGGACGACGACCCAGAAGTGACCACGCTGGACGTCCACCCCCATCGTGCGGAACGGGATGCTCCCCGCCGGCGCCTCCGCCCCGTCGACCACCTTGCCCTTGCCGGTGATGAAGGCCTCGGACTCCCACGCGTCCCCGAGGTTGTACTCGCTGGCCGCCGCGTCCGCCACGATCTCCCCGCCCTCCTCCTGCCACCCCATCGCCAGCCGCTTCTGCTTGAAGATGCGCCGCGGCTCGTTGTCGCCATAGACGTCGCTCGCCTCCTTGGCCTTCAGCATCATCACGCCCAGCTCGCCCCAGCTCATCGTCGCGAGGCTGTTCCAATGCAGGCCGACCTTGCCGTGATAGGCCAGCGGGTTAGTCGCCACGAACTCGCCGCGAGCGTTCGCCTCCGCCCTCGTCCCGGCGTTGTCGTCCAACATTGTATGACACCCGGCGCATTCGTATTTAGTCCCGTCGGCGACGGCGTTCAAATCCCACGAACCGCTCGCCTTCGCGGCCTCGGGGAAACGAACCATCTCCCACAGCCAGGGCTGAAGGTGGTCGCACTTCGGGCACCGAAAGTTCCAGTCCCGTTGGTCGGTCGTCTCGTGCAGAGCATGGAACTCGCCACCCTTCCCGCCCAGCGTCCCGCCCTGAGTCATGAACACCCGCTTGCCCATCCAGCCAAACGCCGTCACGCGGGCGCTCGCCTCTTGCAGGTGACCCGCTGGCCATAGCCAACACTCGTCACCGATGACGTACCGAATGGACAGGCGCTGAAGGTTCGACTCGTTCCAAGCCCCGCGGCAGTACAACGGAAAGCGGTCGAAGTCGATGGTCGTCGAACGCTCCATGTCGTCGGCCTTCAGCCGTGCCATCACCGGCGGGCAGTTCTTGAACACCGGCCGCAGGTAACGCAGGGCGAAATCCTTCGCCTCGGGGTCGTTAGCCTGGAGCAACAGCGTCGGGCCGGGAGCGTGTTCCGCGATCCAGCAGGTCAGCAGACGGGCGAACAGCGACTTGCCCGATTGGATGCTCGCAAGGACGGTGATCAGTTGCACCTCAGGGTCGGCGGCAATCCGCAGCGCGTCCCGTACCCACGGCGTTCGGTCGGCCCTGAACGGCCCGGGCATCGGCGAATCTGGGATGGCCTTCACGTTCGCCTCCAGCCAAGCGACGATGTCGCCCTCGCTCGACGGCCTGAGCACCTCACGCCCGACCTCGACAAGGTCAGCCTGACGCACGGCTCAGCTCCTCGCGGGTCTTCCGGGTCCACGCCTCCAGCACCTTGACCGCCTTCGCCGGCGTCTCGGGGTTGCAACCCTCGGCGCAATCCAGCGCCAACTTGTCCAGGCGGTTGACGACCTCGGCGATCAGTTCACGCATCGCGGCGGTCGCCTCCTTCGCGCTGATGAACTCGGCGTTCGTCACGCGGCGCCGCTCAAGTTCGGCCTCTAGGTCGATGAGGGTCTTGAAGGCTTGGTTATAACTGGTCTGGAACTTGTTTTGGTTAACATCGCCGCCACGCATCGCCGCGTCCCAGATTTCGCCGGCGTGCTCGACGCGTGCTTTGTGGGTAATGATGCTTTGCTCCAGCGACAGGTCGGTCAGCGTCCCGAGCTCGATGACCGGGGCTGGCCTTCTGCGCTCATCGTCCCGGGCTTGTCTCCAAGCGGTAGCCGCCTCGACCGAGTCGATGGGCATACCCTGCTTAACCAGGACAGACACCCGTTGACGCGTCAGGCCGAGGGCGTCGGCGATCTCGGTTTGGCTAGGCATCGGTCTTCAGGGAGTTAATCCACCAGATCAGGTTTGAAAGTTTCAAGACCGCGACCCCGTTTGACTCGCACTCTTTTTTGTAGAAGTCGCGCGGGGTAATGTCGTCCGGTATAACGATACAGACGTGCGGCTTGTTTAGGTGCTTTCGGTAAACCATGCATTGAGCCAGACCAATCATCATTGATTGAGACTCGCAATTCACCTTGGTCTCGGCTGCCCAGTTATCGCCGCAGAAGTCCGCCCGCATCTGGCATCCTGGCACAAGCACCTCGCGCTGAAAGTTGACCATGAAGGCGGTCAGGGTTGCCTCTAACTCAACTTGCATATCGAGCTCGATGTTGTGCGTCATCGAATAGCGTTGGCTATGGCAACGCATGATACTGTCTTTCCGGCTTTCGGCCCTGCGGATTGCTTCGTTCTCGCGCTTGCACTTGGAGTAAACGCCGGCCTTCGTGATGGCCTTACGCACGATGTCCCTGGAGTAGGCAAAGCCCAGCGCCTCACGCGTCTTAACGATAGACTTGGTTTGCTTGAACTTCTCGACGATGGCGGCGTTACGCTCGGCCCTGAACTGCTTGATTTCTAGCATGGTCAACGGCCTGCTTTCTTTTTCGTAACCAGTAAGATAACCCCACGGTGTCCAGCCACGCGTAAGACCGGGGGGGTCAAGGAGACTCCTTACGGGGGGTGTTTGCCCTGTTTTCATCGCTTGGCTGGTTTGAAGCGCGCGGCGTCGCCTACCGGGAGTCCTGCCCTGATCGCGGCGGCTCGCTTGTGCAGCGCTTGTTTCGTGATGCCATACATCTTTGCGATGACGGGAGCGGACAGACAGCCAGGGAGAGCGAGCGACCAGCGCACGAGCTCGACGTGCCGGCGAAACCTCAGGTCGTCCGTCCGGGCCAGCGCATCGACGAACGCCTTGAGCATCTCGCCGACGTGCTCGCGAGAAATGAACGCATCGGTCTCGACGCGGGGCTCCTCGGGCTTGGTCGCCCATGCCTGGTGGTTCGGGTTGATCTCGAAGATGTGGCGAGGCTGAACCATCTCGCGGTAAGGGATGACGTTTGAGTCTCTCAGCTGCTCCTGTTGTCGCTTGGGCAGGGAGTAGAACCAGCGGTCGAAGGAACGAGCGTCGGCCTTGGGGGCCGTTAGGTCGTTCAGTTGGTGCCTGGACACGCATCAGAGGTTCAAGGGATTTGAGGGCGGCGCAACCCTGCAAAGGTTTTGCCAATGCCCGGTCGTCGCATCGTAGGCGAGGAGGGCGTGACGCTTGACGCGTCGAAAGAAGGAAGCCCTGGTCACCTTGCGCTGGGCGGCGTACTCGGTGACGATCAGGTCGTCGAGCTCGGGGCCGGTCATGCGCTCGGGTAGGTCGGCGAGGTAGACGCGGAGCAGACTGATCTGGTCGTCCCTCTTCGCCTTAGCCCTGGCGGTCGCCCGTTGGCGGATGGCCTCCATGTGCTCGGGTCGGTCACGCCAAGCCTTTTGACGCCATCGGGTCATCTGGAGTTTGGCGAGGACGGCGGCCTGTCGACCTAGCGGGGCGCGTTTTCTGCTCGGCATGGTTAGCGCTGGGGGGCTTGGGGGTGGGCCAAGGTTGCGACCCTAGCGAACCCAAGTGAGCGTAGGGGGAGTAACCTACCTCTCTCAGGATGAGAGGGACGGAGTGTCAGTCGGAGTGTCACAGGGTAAGGGAAGGCGATTTAAGGCGGGGGTGGGGGTGGGATGGCGGGGGTGGTAGCCCCCTATCAGGCAAAACGCCTTGGCGACCCCTTGGCGGGGCTAGGATTGTGGTCTGGCTGGGCGTCCTCGGTCGCCGCGGCGTATTCCCAGCGGACTCGACCACCCTCGGCGTGCTGGAGGAGGACGTGCCCGGAGTAGGCGGGTTGACCTAGGGCGTTGACGAGACCTGCCCGGAACTGGCGCTTCGAGAAGCCGAACTTGTAGACGGGGCGACCGTTGGCGGTGGCGGCGGTTCTAAATAAATAGCCAGCGTCCCTTGAAAAATTTGTCCATTCTGCGCAGCCAGCACCTAGATAGGCGAGTTGCTGGGGGGTCAGCGTGTCCAGGTCTTCGGATGACTTGGGCTTGGTCGTGTGATGCATATACAACAGGGCGGCCTTGGTCTGCTGGAGCATCTCGTGGACGCCGCCCGGGCCGCGGAGGAAGGCGGACGTGGCGGCTTGGTCGGCGATATCGAAGCCCGCATAGGAG